GAATATTCTCAAATAAAATCATGCTTTTGGGTCGGAGGGATTACAACGTCATTAGGTGTGATAACAGTGTACCTGTAATCGTGCATTTCACAGGTCTTTATCATCACTTCATCTTCTACTTCGATTACATGCATATCTGGACTACCGTCTTCCTCAAGCATCATAGCAAATCGAGTTGCATCATCTTCTGCTTCAAATAGGTAGAGGATTTGTTCTCCATCATCTGCTTCTACTGAATATGCTCCCTCCTTTTCTTTTCCGTAGATTGTTAGTATATACATTATATCATCTCACACGCTTCTTGGTAAGTACTTCTCATGATATTCTGAATCTTTGATTTGTCTAGATTAATATCAGCATCTTGAATATATCTATCTAGTATCGACATAGTATCCTCAGATTCAGAGACTTCAAAGTCTTCTGCTTCTTGAAGAGCAAAGTTCTCTACAATCTTAAGGTCAGCAACTCCAACCTCATAAAGTTTATCAATAAACTTCTCAAAGTCTTTAGTGCTTGTTTTCTCACGAACAATCACTTTAACAATTTTATTACCATACTCACTCGCATCAAATAGTTGATGTGGAGTATCATTGTAGTAAATATTGTAGAACATTCTATATGGATTGTCCACATGAAAGTGTTCTAAAGTTTCTGTGTCAAAAATTGTAAATCCTCTTGGATCTTCTACATCATTCCAGAATAACTCATAGGGATTACCTAGATAAAAGATTTTCCCGTTATCAGATCTTGTATGGTAATGACCCGAAAATACCCGCTTGTACTTGTTATATAATTCGCTCTCATGACCATGGTCCATGACGCAGCCTCGATGAGCTCTAAATCCATTGAGCTCAAGGTGCCCCATCGCACACTTGCAAGCTGAACTTTCAATAAGTTTAAGAGTCGTTTCTTCATTTTATTGATTAATCCAAGGAATAAACAAGGTCTTAAGTTTTCCTAACTTAGCCTCTGTTGCTTCTGAATATACAGTTACGTTGTCATACTCACGGAGAAGAAGGTCTACAGCATTTACATTGTTAGTATTCTTGTAGTATGCTGTATGATTACCTACAATCGTATGGATATGTATTCCCATATCCTTTAGACGGTCATAATAGTTATCCTTTGCCCAGGCAAGCGAAGAGAAGTCAATACCTTTACGACTGTCGAAAGTATCTCCCATATCTACGATTGTAGTAATGCCATTCTCCTTCAGATACGGGAAGAAGATGTCATTATAAAATTTTAGAAAATAATCATGAAACAACTTGGAGTTCTTACGAGCACCAAAGTGTTGGTCTGTAATGATTGCAACCTTCATCAACCACGGAGTTTAGAGTGGACGTTATCCTTAATCTGATTATAGTCGCTGTAGTTCGATCCGTCAAGAGTATTGTTGTCATCGAAGACTTCACTATACCCTGACTTCTCAATAATTTTATTCTTAATGTCTAACTGTCTTTTCTCTCGCTGAATACGACGAAGAAAAGCGTAATGAATAATCTGAGTGAAATACGCAAAAGGATTCTGAGATTTCTCTGGATTAAAATTATGTATGTATTGGACGCAGTTCTCAATACCGTCAGAGATCATATCCTCTTTAAACATGTAGTTCACAAAGTTTGGTTTGAATGATAAATGATTTGCAATCTTAAGAAAACACTCTCCGATGTAGCGAGGAATAGGTGGTTTCGGAAGACCCTTAGCTGCTGCAATCTCTTTATCTTCTCTGTATTTAATCAGTGCTGCAAGGAACTCTTTATTATTTACATAATGTTCCGATCTTTTTCTTCTTGTCATGCCTGGTTGTATCATAAGTTTATCTCATAATATGTATAGATTATACCATTATCTTAAATACTTGACAAGGTGTTAAAAGTCCTGTAGACTAACTCTGTCAGGGTTGATTAGATAAACTATAGCTCTTCAGAACTCTTCTTAAATATCTTCTCCAGGAGTTCTTTAGTATCATTAACTGTTCCTAGATACCCCATATCACGACTTAATCCTGCTTCATTATTCTTATTCTTATCTGCTCTACGGATATAGTCTTGATACATCATAATCATTTCAACATCATCTGATTCGGACATTGTTAGAACATCATCTAATCTAATAATGAACATATCATCACTAGTTGTCTTTAACCATGGTTCTAATTTATATCCTACTGTGCCACCTCTGGTTTTGATTTCATTAATGGTGATTGGATTAGACAATATCAACATTGTCCTATCTTCTTCCTCAGAGGCAGCAACCTTTGAAAATATCTCCTCACCTGATCTTAACTTTATTGTTGCATAAAAGTCGTCTTCCATCATACCTTTAATTGAATAGTGATTATATCATAATTAAACTTTTCTTCGTTATAGATTTTTATTCTTTCTATAAAATGGTTTAATGTGTAGTTTCGTCTTGACTTGGTGGAACAATCATCTGAGATATCATATAATGTTGCCTTCACCTTTCCTTTTCCTTTTCTAAGAACTCGTCCAATACTCTGAAGATTGCGGATTCTGGATTTACTTGGAGAGGCAAAGATAACATTATGGAGGTTTTTAATATTGATACCTGTAGAAAAAGTTCCATAAGATGCGACAATAACTGCATTGTTTTCGCGTTCAGTTATCTCTCTTACCAATTCTCGTTCTTCAGCATCCACCCCACCATGTACAAAAAATACTTTGTGGTCCTCACTCTTGTTCTTATTTATCTTTTCATAGAGTATAGCACCATGGCTCTCGACTCTTTGGAAAAGCACAAGTGTATTCCCTTTAAGATCAAGTGCTAGATTTTTGATAAAGTTGTTTCTCTGGTCATGTGAAATAAGATATTCTATTTCATCATTATACGTTTCAAATGTTTGTGGTGGATGCTTGAGTATCAGACACTGAATATCTAACTGAGATAAATGTCCTTGTCTCATCAACTCATCAGTTCGAGTGACTTTATATGATGGACCAAACAATCCCTCTAGCACCCACTTATGGGTCTGTGTGCCGTCTAATGTGCCAGTAAAACCAAATCTATACTTTGCATGATGAAGTTTAGTCATGATCTGTATTAGAGACTTAGACTTGAATAAATGTGCTTCATCGCCTATAATACAACCATAGTCTTCAAAGAAAGACCTATCAAGTTTATACACAGATTGCCAAGTCGTAATAGTAACTGGGGCATCATTACTTTTTTCTTTTCCTGAATAGATACGATGGCAATATGAGTCAGCATTCCAACCATAATCCAGAAAATCCTTGTACATCTGCTCTACAAGAGATGTCGTGGGAACAACTAAAAGAATTTTTTCTCCTTGGTCAACGTAATATCTTACGAGAGAATAAATCATCAATGATTTGCCAGAAGCAGTGGGGCTTATCAATAGCTTTCTATTGTGCTTTAAAGCTCCGTATACTCCCTCAATTTGATATTTACGTGGAGAGTGAGAACAAATAGAGTTCATATAGTCCTTAACACCCTCCATAGAGATATGCTGATTCTCTTCATATGGAGCACCATAGAACTTATTATCTTCAAACTTGTAAGTGTATCCGTAGTTCTCACAGAATGAAACAATCTTATCCAACAGACCAACATAGATCTGCTTTGATCTCATATCATATAGATGGATTTCTCCGTTCCAATTTCTACCACGATACTGCGGCATAAACTTTGCATTAGGAACTTCGAACTTAAAGTGATCTCTAAGTTCATATTCAATATGTGGTTCAGTATTGATTTTTAAAAATACTTCGTTTGATTTTGATATAACAAGATTTGCTGTTGTATCAATCACATAGATCCATTCATCTGCGAATATTTATCACATATTATTGAACTGATATTCCAGAATCATTTTATAAAAATTATCTCTCATAGAAATCAAATCTTCCTGCTCTTGAGGATCTCCACCAGACCACTTATTTACTGCCTGAGATAATCCTTTATGAATCAAACGAACTGCTTGAATATTTACTTCGATTGACCAATATTCGCTGTCGTCATCTGTGTCATACATTACCCCAACCCCGCATTAAATCTCATGAACTCAATCGCATTCTTGATTTGATAAGTTCTGTTGGTTACTTGTTTAAGTATACTCTCAATATACGTGAGCATTGTATCATAGTAATCAATTTTTAAACAAACAGAAGAAAGTTTCTCATCTGCATCAAGATACTTTTGCATTGTATCTTTATCACGAATCTTTTTTGGAAAGGGTTTTTCTATATAAACTTCCGGATCTGCTTTACCACTAAAATATTCATATCTCTCATGACGGATATTTTTTCTTTGCTGCTCCGCTTTCTTTCTCATCAGAAATATGGTATTATATAACTCAAAGTACTTCGCATGAAGAGTGGGAATATTTGTAGACTCT